GTGGCTGTCGGAGGCAGAGGCTGCTGGCCGTCCGCTGTCCGATTTTGCTATCTGATGGACGATGGGGGTGCGGGGGCGATAGCCCCCGCTTACCACGGCTCATCGTCGTTATCAGGAATGAAATTGATCGCGTCGAGCAACTCTTGAAGCCGTGGCTCTGACAGATTGATGATGAGAACCATCGCTCCAATCGGGTTCAGCGTCGATGGGACTGGTTCTTTCTTGCAGTCATCGACACACTCCGGCAGTTCAAAGACTAGCCGCTCATCGACGAAGACGGTCGGAGGTTTTCCTTTACGCAAGCGGATAGTCAATTTCTCGTCGTTCAGTCTCATGAGTGTCTCCTTTAAAGTAAAAGGCCGCCCCGAAGAGCGGCCCTTTGATTTCTTCAAACTCTGATTGTGCTTATTCAGCGGCCACTGGAAGGTCTGCGATGATGGCCGCGCCGTCATACTGGGAACCGGCAATCTTTGCGACGAAGTCCAAGGTTTCCTGGACGTAGGCGTTGAACCGCTCCACCGCATCTGCCAAGGAAACCAGTTCCTTCTCCACGTCTTCGCGGCGGAGGCGTCTGGTAAGCAGGGGGAAGTCCTTCCAGCCTGCGTTCAAGTCGATCCAGTTGCGGCCGGTTGCTAGAAGCCCGCCGAGGCATTGCGCCCGATATTCTTTGGGGAAGCCGGGGTCTCGCAGGAACCCAATCAGTTTGCCAGCTCCTGGGGCCTTTCCTTCATACAAGCCGTCATCGCCCACGAAGCCATCGGGGGAGTAGCCAAAACCTGCACAACGGACAAATCCGATTTCCTGAACGGAAATGTCGTTCATAAACTCGTATTGAACCCTGAACTCCGCTTCCATCTCGTGGCCTCTGCGGGTGTGTTCGTTCTCGAACGACTGGCTCACTGGACCGCGTGCCCAGGCTTCTGCGGCCACGGTGTGGGCATATGTCAATGCACCGGCACCAAGCCCGAACGGGCCTTTTCCTGCGACCAGTAGGCTGTCCAGTTCTGACGCGGTTGGCACGCCACTGCGCGCTTGGAACCATTCCGTGGAGCCTTGGGGAAGGGTTTCTGCCGTCCAGACTTTGGCACCGTTGAGTAGAACGAAATCTGCGGGGGGAAGTTGAATGGTCATTGTTGTGTCCTTTGTTGAATGATGTTGCGTGGATGAGTGCCCGGCCTGAAAAGGCCGGGCCTCGTGCTTACTCGGCAGCGACTGCTGCGGATTTGGCGGCCTTCTTCTCGAGAAGGCGGGCTTTCAGCTTCCCGAACAGGTTCGGGTTGATGTCCGCAATGCTGGCGGCCCCGCCAGCGGCTTTCAGGAACATCTCCAGGTTGGAACCCGTCTCATCAATGAGTGCGGTCAGTTCTGCGGCCTGCTTTGCCGTCAGTTCTTCCTGCACGGTGGAAGATGCTGCGGATGCCGTGCGCCCGTCATCATCGTGTGCGACGGCCAAGCCAAGGGCGGCTTTCAGGGTGTAGCGTTGCAGGTAGGTCAGTGCAGAACCCACGGCCTGGTGGCTGTTCTTGTTCCCGCTCTGGTCATAGCCGGCGGAAAGTGTTGTCTCCTCCGAATACCCATCACGATGGGACAGGACGCACGTGACGCTCAACTGTCCGTTGTTCTGGGAAGTCCGATAGCGGTAGGACAGGCCGAACTTCGACAGCACCGGGTCGACCACTGCGGCGATGGCAGCGAGGTCTTCGAATGCATAGTCGGTCTTTGCACCTCCGTTCTTGCTCTCAAACTTCACACGCCTGTTCTTCTCGATGGGGCCGATTTCGGCTTTTGCAGATGCAATGCCTGCGTCGAACGCCTTGCGTGCCTGCGATGCTTCCCACCGCTCTTGAAGCGACATCAGGCGTTCCAGCGTCTCGATGCTGGCGTTGGACGACAATGCCCTGTCGATCATCGTCATCGGGGTGATGGCGTTGTGCATCACTTCGATGGACGGCTGGTTCATCGGTGCAACATTCAGCATTGCACGCGTCTCGATTTTCATAACATCACCTGATGTTGTGGTCATTTCTACCATCTCATCAGTCGGTCGGATGATTTCAGTTTCTTTTTTCATGGCGTTTTCCTTTCGTCGAAGCCAGCAACTCGCTGGTAAATTTGACATGGGTCTATTTCTGAATTTGTGAAACTCTTTTTTGGGTATAACTCCAAAATATTCTTCACAACCCAAAGAATGTTGATTTGTGGGGCGATCTTTTTGCGGTATTGCGCCTATTTCTGTTGTGTTTTTGCGGGTGCAACCCCATATTATACTTTGACATTCAAATGGAGGGCATTGTGTCGAAACTTTTCAAGTATGCATCATTTCTCGCCGGCTCACTTTCGCAGGAACAGACGGTTACGCACAGATGGCCGTTCTTTCTCACCCCAACGGCAATCGGAGGAAAGAAGGACCACACAAACAGGTGCTTCTTGACGGCGGCGGATTGGGTTCAAACCAATATGCTGTTCATGGATGTGCTCGAAGACCTCAAACATCCAAGTATTCTGAAGCGGCACGCAAATTCCGTATTGAAGACATTGTCTGATATGGGTGGGCCTGATGAGGAATATCCACTGCTGCTGCGATGCAGGAAGTATGTGGAGCATCGCGGCAACGCCCGTCTTCCTGCGACGCTCTACCACCAAGATGGGCGAACAGCATCTGGCACGGTGAGAGACTTGGAGATTGCTACTGGGCTTCCACAGCACCACGTCAGGGATGTCGTGAACGGCACGCGGAGACACAGAAACGGTTGGTTTGCCTCTCGCTCTGAATCAATGCGTGGCCGTCTGAAACCAGGACGAAAGCCAAGGCCTCAATTTATTGTGTCTGAAGGAACGCCTCTCTTTTGAGGATGTCACACTCCGCTATATAATGGCGGAGTGCGGCACTAACCGAAACGCCCCATCTCCATTTCTTCGCAGAAATGGGATGGGGTGTTTTTGTTTCTCACAGGTCCTCTACAAATACAAACGGCTTGACCCGTTCTGGTGTAAGCGTGTCCTTGGTGTGAATCATTTTTTGAGGCTCTCATGTAAGTGAGATTGGAAACTCTTCAAGAAACAAGAATGAAAACCCCGCCGGAGCGGGGCATTCTCTCAATTCACAACGGAAAGGATTCGATAGTTTACAGGTGAGTGATGGCCAGCGTATCCAGCAATCTTCTTGCCTTTTTCGTTCAAGGCAACGCCAGAGAAGTAGTAGATGCCATTGATTTTCTTGATTTGGCACCGAGACTTCAGGGCTTCTGCTAGGGCCACGGTTTCATGGGGTTTCGGGCGGTATCCCAAGTATTCTCTGAATACTGCATTGATCGCACTCTTTTGCGTGTCTGCGTTGGCAGAAAAAAGCCAGATACTCCTCAAAGAAGTCGGCATATGCATTCGATGATTGGAGGATCTCATCTCGCAGTCGTTCGACGGCAGCGGAAAACGGGATACGCCCTGCCTGGCCGCCGTTGATGGCATAGTATTTGATGGCACCCTGCACAGCATACAGTGCAAGGGCTTCCATGCCAGCTTTGCTGAAAAGCCATCCCTTCAAGCCAGGCTCCTGCTCTTGGCCGCCATCTGGGGCAGTTCCTGGCTCATAGAAGGTCTGGTAGAACGGGAAAGCACAGAGACGCTTCTTTGTTGCCTTGTCGTAGGTCTTGAAACGCGGTGCAGAGTTGAAAGACAGAAAGACCTTCGAGAAGACAACAACCTCAATGCCCTCAGGGGCGTGAGGCATCCGGATGGTCTGCATATCCCCGCCGCTCAGGCGGTTGTATTCCCCAGCGTCGATGGAAGCACCCTTACGCATCTCGGTTGCCATCCCATAGCGACGCCACACAAGAGGCTTCTTGGCAGCATCGTGGGAGTTTGCGTCGCGGTCGCCAGTGTCGACGATGAGCGACGCTTTGACAGCCGCACCCCATCCGCCACGGCCAAGCCCCATCATCTGGGCGATGGCGTTCTGAACCAGTGATTTCCCGTTGTCGCCGTTGTCGTTTGCATTGTCCTGGTTGCCCACCAGCATGGGCATAATTTTGGCCTCGGTCTCACCGGTTAGGGTGTAGCCAACCACGGTCTTGAACATATCGGCGGTCTCGGTGTCGCCCGGCCAGAAGCGGGCGAATGTCCGGTCGATGCGGTCTGCATCCGCCTGCGGGTTGTATTCGCAGGGCAGGGAACCAGTCATATAGTGCTGCGGGTTATGGGGCATCGCGGCACCTGTTCGGAGATCCACTGTGGCGTTCTGGAACGCAACGAGGTGTGCCACCGTCTCACGGTTGAACAGGCTCCTTGGCAGAGTAAGGTCGGCCTTGGCGTGCTCGAGAATATACTCGGCACTCTTGGCGTTTGCGTTCAGTTTCACCACCACTGGCGTCTGCTCTTTGTTGTAGGCCGCCCGCACACGGTCAAGCAGCTCGGCAGAGGGCTTTTCATCGAACTGCCAGTGCGAGCCAGTCCACTCGCCCCATCCAGCTCCTTCAACGAAGCACACGCGGTTCTTGGCGATACCAGCGAGCCACTTGCCGAGTGCATAGTAATCCACCTCATCTGATTGGAGTGGATCGGATGATGCGGCAGA